CGGTCTACCACGTCCCAGCCTTCATGATCGGCGCCGGCGCCGAACCCAACACCGGCAACGCCCAGGAGCGGACGCTCCGCTACTACACCCAGGCGCTGCAGTCGCTGATCGAGGAGGCGGAAAGCTGCCTCGACGACGGGCTCGGCCTCGGCAGCAAGCCCGACCTCGGCGTGGAATTCGACACCGACAATCTGCTCCGCATGGACACCGCGATGTTGATGGATGTCCTGGAGAAGGGCCGCAACTATCTGAAACCGAACGAGGGTCGCCGCCGTCTCGGCCTGCCCAAGGTGGCCGGCGGCGATGCGGTCTATCGCCAGCAGCAGGACTTCTCCCTCGAGGCGCTGGCGAAGCGCGACGCGCAGGACGATCCCTTCGCGACGGACAAGCCCGCGACGCCGGCAACGGCACCCGCCGACCCGCCCGAAGCGGATCCTCCGGAAGATCCTGAGCTCGACGATGAAGATGCGAAGTCCTATGCCGCCTGGCGCCTGGAAAAGGCCGTCGGCGCCCTGATGGAGGCCGGCCGATGAAGCAGCGCGACATCGCATTGCTGATGGATGCCGTCGCCCCTGCGATCGTGGACCTGTTCGGGAAGGCGCTCGCCCCGGTGCTGGAACGTCTCGCGGCGACGGAGAAAAAGCTAGCTGCGGCAGAGGCGGCGCTGGCTGAGTGGCCGGATGTCGAGGGCATCGTGGCGCGGGCGATCGGCGAACTGCCGCAGGTGCCGACGGCTGAAGAGATCGTCGCGCTGATGCCGAAGGCGCCGACGGCAGAGGAGGTGGCGGGCCTGATCCCGCGCCCGGAGGACGGCAAGAGCGTATCGATCGATGAAGTCCGCGCCCTCGTCGGCGAAGCGGTCGCCGCCCTGCCGGCGATGCCGACCGCGGAGGAGATCGCGGCGCTGGTGGTCGTGCCCGAGATCGACGCCGAGGGGCTGAAGTCCGCCGTGAACGAGGAAGTCGGCCGTCAGGTCGCCGCCCTTCCGGCTCCTGTCGAAGTCGACGTCGCTGCCCTGGCGCGGAGTGTCGCCACCAGCTTGGAGGATCCAATCAAGCAGGCTGCGGCCGAGGCGGTTGCGCAGATTCCGGCGCCCCGAGGTGTCGACCCGGAAGAGATCAAGGCCGAGATCGCCCGTCAGGTCTGTGCGCTGCCGAAGCCGCCGACGGCTGAGGAAGTCGCCGCACTGATCCCGGCTCCGGAGAATGGCAAGAGCGTCACCGTGGCGGATGTCAGTCCGCTGGTCGAAGAGACCGTGGCAAAGGCGGTTGCAGCGCTCCCGGCAGCCAAAGACGGCGTCGGCCTGGTCGGCGCGCTCATCGATCGCGAAGGCAATCTGGTCGTGACCCTGACCGATGGCTCGACCAAGAACCTTGGCGGCGTGCTCGGCCGCGACGGCTTCAGCCTAGAGGATTTCGAGGTCGTCGACGGCGAAGAGACTTTCATGCTGCGGTTCACCCGCGGCGATGTCGTGAAGGAATTCCCGCTACCAAAGCCGACCCTGGCGGACTTCTACCGCGGCGTCTGGAAGGAGGGCCCGCACAAGGCCGGCTCCGTCGTCACCTGGGGCGGCTCGATCTGGCTGGCCAAGCGGGAGACCGAAGACCGCCCGGAAACCAGCGACGCCTGGACTTTGATCGTCAAGAAGGGTCGTGACGGCAAGGACGGCGAGGCGCCTCGCGGCCCGGCGAAGGTGAAGCTGTGATCCCGACCCGCCCGACCTTCGAAGTGGTGACGGCGGCCGACGTCGATGCCCGCCGCTTCGTCGACCTTGAAACCATCCGCAGCCTGAGCGGTATCCCCTCGACGGGCGTCGGTGCGCTCGACGACGATGCCTTGGGCCTCCGTCTCGACGCCGTGCTGGCGTCCTGTGCCAGCGCCTGCCGTCTCGCCCGTTTCCGCGCCGTGGCGCCGACCTTCGCGCAGGAGGAGCTTCGCGCGACCTGGCCGGCGGCAACCACGGACGACTATCGCTACCGTGGCGCCGGGCGCGGCCTGCAGCTGCTGCTGCCCTGGCGAGTGCCGATCACCGTCCTAGAGGTCGAGGAAGGCGGCATCGAACTCGAGGAGGGCGTCGGCTACCGCGACGTCGGCGCCGGCGTGATCGAGCGCATCGGTGCCGAATGGTCGCTGGACGAGATCGTGGTCGACTACACCGCCGGCTGGCTGGCCGACGACGAGGAGAATCCGCCGCCGGCCGACTTGGTTTCCGCAATCGCCGATCAGGTCCGCCTTGCCCATGCGCAGTCCTCGGTCAATCCGCTGCTGCGCAACGAAGACATCACCGGCATGGGATCCTGGACCTTCAACACCGTCGGCGGCGACGCCATCGATGCTTCCGGTCTTGGCCGCCCGCTGCTCGACCTGCTGGCCCGGCTCGGGCTCAAGGCGCCGCCGAGCTTCGCCTGATGTCCGACCCCTACGCCTTCGCGCGCGCCCGCACCGCGGACGTCCTGCGCCGCTTCAACGCCGGGACAGTGATGCTGATCCGCGATGTCCGTGCTGCCTCCGACATCGAAACACCGTGGAAGCCCGGGGCGGTCGCATCTACGGTGGTCTACACGCTCAACGCCCGCGCTGATGGCACCGCCGGTGAATATGCCGATGGCACCACGGTCCTCGCCACGGATCGCCTCCTCATCGTGTCGCCGCTCGCCGAGCTGGCCGGCGCCGTCGTCGAGATCGTGCCGCTGATGACCGACACGCTTCAGATCGATGGCGAGACCAAGGTCATCAAGAAGATCGACGCCGTTCCTGCCGCCGGTCCTGCGGTTCGTTTTCACCTGTTCATTTCTTCGTAGGAGGGAGCCGCCATGGCGATCGGCTTCTCCGACAGTGTCGCCAAGTTCGCGCGCGACGCCGAGCAGGCCGAAACCGATGTCCTGCATCACGCGCTGCGCGGGCTCGACCAGGCCATCGTCGACAAGACTCCCGTTGTCACTGGCAACCTAAAGAACTCCCGCACGGTCTCGACCCTGGGCCCGCCGACCATCGACTGGAAGGTCAAGAAGTTCCGCGATCCGGATGACGCCATCAACAATGCCGTGGCGGGCGTCGAGCCCGGGCAGACGACGTGGCTCGGCTTCCGCGCGCCGTACGCGCACAAGATCGAGCCAGAGCGCGGCATGCTGCGGCTCGCGGCCCAGCGCTGGCAGCAGATCGTGGCCGATGCCGTGCGGGCGGTGAGGGGCGGGCGATGAGTATTGAGGCGAGCATTGAGGCCGCCCTGTTCGGCCGCGTCGTCACCCTTGATCTTCTCGGGGATCCGCCGCTGGCGTGGCCAAACAAATATTTTAAGCCAAATGGCCCGTATGTCCGGATCGATCATCTCCCGAACAGCACCACCAGGCTGTTCATCGGATCCGTCGCCCCACAGCTGTGGCAAGGCATCCTGCAGCTCACTGTTGTGACTCCGTTGAACGGAGGCGCGACCACGGCGACAGAACTGGCCGGCAGCATCGCCGAGCATTTTGACGCCGATCTCGCGCTTTATGGCGACGGCGTAAAAGTTCGCATTCAGAGGGCGCCGGACGTCATGGCGCCCGTGAAGGCTGACGCAACATGGAGTGTCCGTGTTGACGTCTACTACGATTGCATTGCGTCGATGGTTGACCTGTCCACTTTTGCCCAGCTCGACTTTTCCCTCTCCAGAAACTCCCAGTATCTCCCATTGATCTGAGGTCGCCCCGATGACGATCAACGTAAAAGACGCCACCGGCGCCACGCGGGAAATATCGACGATCGACGACCTGCTCGAGTTGTTCCCCGCCGCCCTCACGGGCTCCGGCAACCTCAAGGTCGCCCTGGTTGAGAGCACGGTGCCCCAAAAGGTCATCGGCCAAGCTACTTGGACAAAGACAACCATCACGCTGACCGGCAACTCGGATCAGTTGCTTGCCGCGAATGCCGCCCGTGTCGGCTTCATTGTGGTCAACCGGGTCGGCAACGCTCAGATCGATGTCGATATCGCGGGCGGCACTGTCGCTGCCAACACGGGCCGACCGATCTTCGCCGGTAACGACTACTTCTTCACCGGAGCTTACTGCCCGACCGGGATTGTCACCGTGAAGGGGACGAACGGGCAGATTGTGAATGTTTGGGAGGCTGTGTGATGAGGCGCTTTCTTACGGCATTCGCCGCACTGCTCGCTTCGGTCTCGCTGGCCTATGGGCAAGGCGGAAGCTCGGTCATTACCACCTTGCCACTGGAGACCGCCGTCACCGGCATCCTGTCGCCCGCGAACGGC